AGTTTATCACTTAAGAAGTGGAACTGTTGATAAATATACTATATAAAGTGGGGATTAGGAGAAGTTATGACAGACACCAGAGAAGATGATTGGGTTCGATACAAAGAATTAGTATTGTCTGAGATCGAGCGTCTGCATGAAGATATTAAATCAACTGAGAAAGAACTCTTAGGTGGTATTAGTAAACTTGCCGAAAACCAAACAAAGATGAGCCACGATATCATTAAATTAAAAACCCAGGCCACGATGTGGGGCCTGGGTGCTGGCGGCTTCATTAGTGCTATAGTAGCCTTCTTTAACGATTTCTTTATCAGATCCTAGTAGGGATAGGATCACCGAGGTCGTCGCAGACCTTTTCTAAGTCATGATAAATTGCCATAATATTATTGTAGGAATCTTGGTAATTCCCTTCATTTACGAAACCTGCAAATTGCTTGCAGTGGCTATTCTCCGCAAATGAGAGCCTTCTCTCTAGAAGTTCTCTTTCTTTTTGTAGTTCTGAGTTAGTCATTGTGTTCCTCTGGTGCAAGCCAGTTAATGTCGTTAAAGATATCGGTTAGTTCCTGTAAGTGTGCGTCTACATCGCCATTGCTAGTGTCTTTAAGTATAGGCGAACATTGTCCCGTGCAGTCTCCTGACACATCACAGTTAATACATTCAATCGTCGTCATTGTTTTCGTCGTAGCGTCTCATCGCCAGGAGCCCGTAACCTACAATATCCTGCCACGGATTCTCATTGAAAGCTTTAGGGTCGTTAGCGATTCGGAATAGCTTATCTAGTATGCGAGCGATAGTCAACAGATCGTCATACTGAGAGGGGTTGATACCTTCAGTAAACATCTGCCTAAGACACTCCCCACTACGTCCAAATGAGTCTCCGTATGCGTTCTGTTTAGATTGTACTAGCTGGCCCACATCCCAGCCAATACTGTCATAGTTTTCTTTCTTCTTTTGAGTCATGTTCAATATACTGTTTAAGTTCTAGGTAAGCCATGTATGATCCTTTAGCGAAGTCTGACGTAGACTCTTTTCGATCATTAATAGGCAGCTTATTATAGAGATCAATCCAATAATCTGCCCGTTCATTTATATGTTTTAATAGTTCTTTCATAATGCTGTATGGTACGCCATCCAGGATTTGAACCTGGGACCTACGGATTAGAAGTCCGTTGCTCTATCCACTGAGCTAATGGCGCGGTGTATGGTCGGGGTGAAAGGATTCGAACCTTCGGCCTTCCGCTCCCAAAGCGGACGCGCTACCAAGCTGCGCCACACCCCGTTATAGTTACTCACTAAATGCTTTGAAGCATAAAAGGGCTAAAAGGATAATATAAAATGCTGCCCAACAGCCTCCGTTACTTTCTTCTTGTACTTGCATAATAGTATGTGTATGGCTCCCGAAGTAGGGCTCGAACCTACGACCTAGCGGTTAACAGCCGCTCGCTCTACCAACTGAGCTATTCGGGAATTGTAAATGGGGCCAGATGTCGGACTTGAACCGACGACCGCTGCTTTACAAAAGCAGTGCTCTACCACTGAGCTAATCTGGCGTATATGGTGGAGAAGGAGGGAGTCGAACCCTCGTCCAAGAAGAGCGAGACTTTTCACTTGGGCGTTAATCGTCTTGCTTTCGCTACTCAACTTGTCAATACCTTTGCTTCCCCGGTGTATGGTACGAGTGGCGGGACTCGAACCCGCAATCCATAAGGCGTCAGATTTTAAGTCTGATGTGTATACCAATTCCACCACACTCGCTTGGTCCTCCTGGCGGTAATCGAAACCGCGACCTATGCTTTATAAGAACATTGCTCTAACCACTGAGCTACAGGAGGTGGTTGTTACATCCAGGAGTTATGTTCTGACAGCCGCAGTTACCTGCTGGCTACTCCTGGACGATCTATTATACCTCACTCAAGAGAGCATTTCAAGCGTCAGCTTCGAAATTCTTGACATCGTAGATCTTCACTCCATCCTTTGTCACCTTGGGAGAATAATACTCTCCTTCCTTCTTGGGGACCTTCCTGTTCAAGATTGCATCCGCAAGCTTGTCCGAAATATTATTCTTAATGAAACGCGCAATGTTCCTAGCTCCGTACTCACGGGAGAAACCGTGCGTTACAACATAATCCACCAAAGGCGAAGTAATTTGAATGGGTAGCTTACTTAGTTGGAGTCTAGCGATCTTACGAACATCCTTCTTTGTCAGATGATTAAATACCACTACTTCGTCAATCCGATTCATGAACTCAGGGCTGAAGTGCCCCTTCACGGAACTCTTAACTAGGTCCTTCTCTTCAGACTCCGTAGGGTCGTTCTGTGTGAACCCTACACGGCGTTTCTTAGACTCCACGATACCTTTGTTGGAAGTGAAGATAAAGAGCGACTGAGAGAAGTCTAGGACGTTGCCCATGTTGTCTGTGCATGTCCCATCATCCAGAAGGCTTAGGAGGAAGTCGTAGAGCTTGTGGTGGGCCTTCTCGATCTCGTCGAACAGGAACACCCAGCGGCTGCTCTTCTCGGCCTTCTCAGCCATCAGGCTCTTCTCCGTGTGACCAACGTAGCCAGGAGGCGATCCAATGAGCTTGGCGTACTCATGGCCCCCAGCGTACTCAGCACAGTTGACCTTGTAGAAGTTTCCACTATACTTCTCTCCAAGAATCTTAGCAAGCTCTGTCTTACCCACTCCAGTAGGACCAACAAACAAGAATGAGGTTCCTTCCGAAAGTCCGGTAGCTGTAAGCTTTAGGGCTTTAACTACACTAGCAATCGCCTGATCCTGGCCTAGAAGATTCTTCTTGAACGCTTTCTCTGCTGAATTAATATCTTCTAGAGAAGAGAGGTTAATGTCCTGATCATCTTTTTCTCCATCAAGACTTTTCTTAAGGCGATCAAACAAGGAGGAGTCTTCCAGCCCCGTCATGAATGTAGCTGAGTTAAGATCTGTGCAGATGAATGACATTGAGAAGTTTGGGTAAAGAGATACAATGTGATCGTAAACGATATCATATATCTCTTCCTCCTCATACATGTCAGAACCCTGTACTTGGCTCATGATTGTATCCATGTCAATGACAAACTTAGTAACAAGATACTTCTTGTAATCTTCTAGATTGACTGGAGTCTCAGCTTCACGGACTCGCTTCTTAATAGTCCAGTAAAGAGCTTTCTCTTCTTCTAGGGTCATACCCTTAATTAGAAGAACAGTGTTAAGGTCACGGCAAACAGCCCTGTATACGTTTTTGCTTGAATCACTCATTTAATAAATTGTCTAGGTCGCTAAAGGTCGAGTTCATTGTTCCTTTGTTTGCTTTGGTCTTTCCAACGTCTGTGGATGTAAATTCTTCCATCTTTACTACAAGATTGAGAATCTTAATCACATTATTTTTGGAAGCCTGTGCGACTTTTAGACAATCCACCATAAGGGATTTTGCGGTAGAGTCCTGAGGGTTCTCGTCTACCATTTGCCGAAAGAACCTATGCGTGTTTAACGCAAGTTCACGATCATCCTTGGCTTCGGAGATCAGATCTTTCGCAAGCTTCTGAATCCTAGTAGGACTCAGGTGCGAGGTTTTGGGTACATAAGGTGAAGGCATGTTAGCTTTCCTCCTTAGTATCTAGTTCATAGAAGTGTTTTTCTAGATACCAATTAACCAAATTATCCCACTCACCTAGTGTTAAAGTTAATCCAAAAGGCTTCCAACCTAAAGGTTCGTTGCTTAAAATATTCATAGTAAATCCAAAGAGGTCATTCTTGCGTCATGAAGCGCAATACCTTTAGGTAAATCAAAAGTTATATCTGCTTTCGTTATTTCATTAACGAAATCAACATTAAAAGGGTATTCAATATCCAGATTAATTTTCATGGTAACATTCTGGCGAACAGTTTCTACTTTTCTTTCTGTAGTAGTTACCCTAATAGGTTCTTCCTTTTTTTTCTCTCCCCAAATCCATCCCATAATTATCTCCGTTTAGAAAACTTTTCAAAGTCTTGGTCATCGTCAAGCTCTTCTGCGATGTCCCAATAGTCTTCTGTCTCTTCATTATAGGCGAATGTCTTGAGCTTTGCTTTACTTTTCCTGCGGTTGTTTCGTCTAGCGTTCACTTGGTTATGAACATCCTCGTCAAAGTTCTTTCTAAATGTATCAGCCATGCTAAAAAATACCGTACTGGTCATCTTCCTCGTCGTCGATGTCGTCTACATCGTAAGCAAAAGTAATCTCAGACAATTTCTTCGATACCTTACCTTCCATTGGAAACGCCAAAGCTACCTCTTCCTTCTTATCGTCCCAATACATGGAAGCACAGGAAGCGTCTTCCTCCATCATATCATAAATGAGATTGTACATGCAGCAGTTCTTGTAATATCCCAAGAACTCTGGGTCTCCCTCTGTGTACGACTTCTCTCCATCCTTTTGGTTAATCCAAAAAAGCATCTGGGCTTCTGTAATGTACAGTCCGTTGCTGTCTACCAACAGGGGAACTCTGAACTCATCCATGATAAAAAAACGAGGAGGGAGGCGACGGGGGAAAAACCCCCCTCCTCTGGAAGTGAGAGCCAAGGCCCTCAATGTATTTAGAGAGGAAGGAGGTTATTGTAACAAACTTTTTATCAGTTGTTGGCGTAGTTAGCCGCAAGGTCCCACAGTTGGCTGTTAAGCTCAACGTCACGCGAGATGCTGGTGATCTTGCGGGCCTTGCGGCGTGTCTTAGTGTCGATCCAACCAGCACGGGTCAGGTTCTCCTGAGCCACGTTGTAGGAAGACCACAGATCAATCCTGTCGTCCGCTGATCGTCGAGCCGTGCCGACTTGGTTGATCGTTTCCTGGCTAGGGTTTTCCCACCGAAGAGCAGCAGCTTCAGAAAAGAACCTGTTTTGCTCTTGCAGCATCAGGGGGCGCTTGATCCAGTTGTCACGGGTCTGGTAAAGCTCGTTCGTGGAAGCGACAAGCTTCTGCGAAGCAGCAATAACTTCGTCAGGAGAGTAGCCAATGTGCTTGACCTTAACCTTACCGTAGTTCTCATCACCGATAATGAGACCGTTAGAACAAACCATGCGGAAGATACCCGCGTGCAGGTTGTATGCCTGGAGTCCGTTGTGGCTGTTGACAATCAGAAGCTCGACGAAGCTGTCACCGACTTTGGTGCGCTCCTCTTCCTTCTGGCGGCGCATACGGACGATGTGCTTGGCGTGCATATCGCTCCACTTGCGGGAGTGAACTTGATTGGCGTCCCAAGCTTCCCATCCATCCTCTTGAAGCGTCTCAATGACACTGGTGGTAGGGATGAAGGTGTATCGGTCAGAAGTACGCTCTTCGTTAGGGCTCGTAGCGAAAACGGCGGGAGCTTTGCGACGGAGCATGTCTTCGTTGATGATCGTAGTAGTCATGGTTTTTTTCTTTGGTTGGGTGTTGCGCCCAAAGTAGGCGTCGATGGAGCCAGTAACGAGTCGGCTCAGGTCTCTTTCGTATGCCATATTATACCACCTCTCTAAATACTTTCAAGCTCAAAGGCCGATTACTTTGCGAAGTTCGGCAAACTCCTCACCTAAGAACCCTTCATAAAAGGACTTACGTTGGAACTTTTTCTCACCGAAAGTGAACCAACCTCCGCTCTGCTGCACTAGTCCGTCCAAGACAAGGAAGTCTAAAAGCCCCTCGTACTGGTCTAGGCCCTCATCGTACATGAGCCTGAACGTGGTTTCTCGGAAAGGGATGGACACCTTGTTCTTAGTGTTCCTGAGCTTTCCCTGAATACCTATGATCTGCTTGTTCTCGTCCTTGATAAGGTCTGAGGTCTTGTTAGAGATCGTCTTCATGTTGACGCCCAGGTAATATTCGAGGCTCTTGCCTCCTGCTGCCTGGGTCTCAGGGTTACCGTACATAACGCCCACTTTGTTACGGATCTGGTTGATGACCACCAAAGCTACTTTGTACTTGCGTAGTAAAGGATTGATCTTTCGGAGGCAAGCTCCTGTGCTCTTAGCTCGCACGGCTCCCTGCATGTTGTTACCGTCGTAGCTCTCAGCCTCAAATTCTGCTTTACTAGGGGAGACCGCGATGCTATCATAAGCAATGACGATAGGGGTTTCAGGATCTGTCTCCCTGATTGCCTTAATAGTATCTTCAATAACTTGAAAACAGTCTTCTAATGTGTCGGGTGCAGCGTAAATCAACTTCTTAGGATCTAAGCCTAAGCTAACAGCAAACTCTGGATTATAAGCATTCTCAGAGTCTACAAGCATTGAGTAATAACCCTTAGCTTGTGCGTCCTTCAGGATGTGAGTAGCAAATACAGTCTTAGCTGTGGATGCCTCGCCCATGAACTGCGTGATCATACCTATAGGGATACCCTTGGTGTATTCCCCGCTAATAACACGGTTGAGGGCATAGCTTCCCGTAGAAACGAAGCCCATGTCTGTAATCTGATCGGAAAGGAGGCCCGCGTTCTTGAGCCTGTCTAATACTGTTTTATCCATGCCTTATTATAGAGAATTGACTTTTTGGGCATCAAGGTTTCCGCTGTAAACCACATGCTTAATTCCATATTTGTTTATCAGCCCTTGGCAGGTAGGACAAGGCTTCGCAAGTAGACCATTAGCACGATACACATAGATCGTTGCCCCTTTGATGTTGATCCCTTGACGAATTGCCTTGTAGATTGCATGGCTCTCTGCGTGTAGTGTTGAAAAAGCACCGGAGCCATACTTAGGATGGGTTTTCCTGTTATTACAGGCTGCAATTAATACTTTGTTTCCTTTAGCAATTGCCGCACCCACCCTAAAACGGTGCTCTGATTTTTCAGATTGTCTGATTGCCGCCCTCATCGGCGGCACGGACAGTCGATACTTCACTAAAAACTTCCCGGTCGGTAAACACCAACCCCAGAGATCTTAACCCTGGGTGCGACATTACCCATATACCTCTCCAACGTGCTAGGCTTCTCTTTTTTGGGGTCGCAATCAAGACACCTAGCTAACTTCTTCTCTTCTTCGTAAGTCTCCATAGACATAAAAACAGACCACATCTCCTCACACTCAGTACAGTAAAATTCGTAATCAGGCATCAGCGGTTATCCCCTGAGCCACCAAGGACTCCTCTATCTTTCCTATCTCCAAGCTTCATAATGTTTACTCTGGCTACAGTCTCAAGGTCAGTGCCTAGCTCTGTAGCGATCTGTGCCACATACCATAACACATCACCTAGCTCCTGTGCAAGCTGGTCTATATCATTTATGTCAGCTTCGCCTTCCTTGTCTCGAATAATCTTCTTGTACTTGTTACAAAGCTCTCCTGCTTCACCTGCTAGGCCAAGAATGGGGTAGTTAAGTCCTTCGGGGTAAATCGCCGTTTTGTTGGCTTGAATTTGGTAGTCGTTTAATTTCATGGCTTATAATACTTCCATCGGTTCAGATTTTCTTGTATTTTTTGAATATATCAAACTCTGTTAGATCCCTATACCCATTTAGTTCACCTTGATCTTGTGAGTTCTGGGGATAATTTTGCATGAGAACTAGACCCTTTGCTGCTTGTTCTGGTGTCATATACATATTCCACCCTAGCTCTTGAATATTGTCTTCTTTATAGTAAACTTCAGACCTCCCTTCATAGCGAGCCCTTTTAAACCACTCATAGGCTTCTTTATTGTCCGTTAGAATCATCCCACCCTTACCAATATTTAATAGTTTTTTAGCGTGAAACGAAAGACACATAAAGCTTCCTGGAATATACATATTTGATGTTAGTCTTTTAGCAGAATCATAAATAGGATAGGGCTCCAGTTTGTAAGCTCCAGACCAGTGATTGTTCTTAGGAGAGGTATCAAAGACCACATCTCCACCAGCATGAATAATACTCATCGGGACTGAAAGGTAGGTCTTGCTCGGGATAGTAACCTCGTCTACATCTAGATATTTGCAGCACAGGAATAGAGCATTGGTGCAACTATCCACTGATACTGCAAAGGGAGCGCCAGTATAACCTGCCACTTCTTCTTCGAACATCTTAACGATGTTATACGGGTTATGAATTTTTATAGGCATGGATTATGTTTTATACTTTTTCCTATCATATCAATTTGTAGGGAACTTTACAGAAATTAAACAACTTTCTGCTAGAAAGATTCTCTTTGAGGATTTGACCAGTGGCTTGTGGATATAACTTCATAATTTCTGATAACATGAACCTGCCCACCCCTTTACCCTGGTGTTGGGGGTGTGTACAAATTCTTATATCATTGTCAATCACACCAACATAACCTACGGGCTCACCTTGTGATAGAGCTACGAAGTAATTCTCTCCGTACTTTTTCATGTATTCTATTTGATCCTCTGGACTTATATCGGCGTCCTCTAAGAACCCTGCTACATTTTTTGGGTGCATACGCATCTCTCGCACAAACTCATAATAATCACCTGTAATAGGTATCAGTTGCATGTGTTCTCCTCCAATTTCATTGCTTCACCTTAAGGTATAACTTTTTTCTAATTGCAATACGGTCTGAATAATGTGTACTTTCTGCGTGCGCCGCTTTGCTGGAATGTGAATCTACATCTTCTAGCATGGAGCGTACATGAGTGCTATTATACAAAATCTTTCCCTGTTCTTTTAAAAACGCAGCAAAGGAAAGCTCCCCATGATGGTATTGCTCATTCTCAAGATTTAGCATTT